ATTGAGTTCAGCAATATCCATAAGGTTTTGTATAACTTCTGGATGATCTGCCACGTTAATGTCTGCGCCGTTGAGGTTACGCAGGAATCCAGCAATCTCACGAAGATCATGCGGAGCGACATCACCTGCCTTAATAACAGGCATGAGGTCATAGTTCAGACCGTTAAGTTCCCATAAGCGTTCGATTAACTGTTTATTGAGTACGTCCACAATAGCTTGAATGTAGGACTCCAAGGCTCGAAGGAACAGGTCTGTCTTTGACTTGGACAAGGCGTATGAACCACCTTGGCTTCCAAGCATGAGGAACTCTGAAAGCACACTTCTGGCAATGTCATGCTGATAACGACGAACAATAGGGTCAATGTCTATGTTCCTCTTACCGTTACTTGCCATCAACTCAACATCAACTAATCTAATGTTGGTAGGACTTCCGTTACTATCGGGGTACGTGTCAGATGGTGTGATGATGTATCCTTGCTCGTTAAACTTAACGTCACGCAGAATCTGCTGCAAGTTGGCAAGGAAGGTCGCTTGGGCAGTGGTAGCATCAGCAGAGAGATACTCACTAGGAATGCGAGCAACAGGTATACCCGCCAACTCACGTTCCACCGCAATCGCTTCAATAGCTTGTAGATTGTTAAGATACTGATAGCTAGTATAAGCGTTGCGAAGGATGCTACGCCCAGCAGGGTCACCATTAATTGTAGTAGTGCGGTAGTAAAGGCTTTTGCGACTAGGGATAAAGTGCTTATTAGTTCCAGCATAACTACCTTCTTGGTAGACCCCCAATACTTCGCCTGTCTGCTTATCTACTTCAAACCTAGAGACTGTCCAAGGCGCACGAATAGCAATTTTGCGTACACCCATGCGTCCATCACTGAACTTAGATTTCTTCTTAGGGTTTGTTTCAGTTGGGCCAACACGCCGCTTATATACAACTTCAAACCAAGCAAAGCCATAAGATAGTGACGACAATGCCTCAGCAACGTGATCATCAAGGCTGTGTTCCATATCATCAAGAACACTCTTGACGTAATCAGCTTCACGTTTTGCAGCAGGTGTATCATTAGCTGGCTCCACTTTTAACTCGACATCACGCAACACTTGTTCTGTTGCATACATCACTGCGCCAATGGTACTATCGTTGTCTCGCATTTCACGGAACTTATTGATAGCCTTTTTGCCACGTAATTCAGCTAGAAACTCGTCAGCACGTATTTGACCGTTATGTGTATTATCCCCTGCAATACCCAGTGTTTGGGTCGCTTCCGTAGGTGAGAGTTTCTTTACCATTTTACTTCAAGCCCTTGGCATTCGAGTATGCTAATATTAACTGCGGTTTTGCATACCCATTCAGTGAGAGGTCCGTTAAAGCCCATACCATAGCATCAAGACGGTCTGGTGAGCCTATGGACCCTAAAGGTTCCCACTGTACCATCTGATCTTCTAACTCGTTAAGTCCCTTGACATGCTTTACTTTACCTTGCTCGTATAAGGCTGACACAGGTTCTGCCCTAGCCATCTTACCACGACTAGCATGTACTAACTTAATAGGGACGTTTTCATCTTCGGTTTGCAGAGTATGACGGACCATATCACCACCTTGGTTGCGTTCTGCAACAATTCGGTCAGCCATATGTTCGTGATAAAGTTCGATAGCTTTAGATGCCCATTCCTTTGGACTGTAGTTATCTGTGTGATCTTCAAGGACATAGGCAATACCATCTTGGTCTATGCCAGCAACAATAATACCAGTCATATCACTGTCTGTCTTATTCGTAATAGCAGGGTCAACTGCCACGACAATACGTGATAGAGGTGGTACATCCTCTTTGTCTATCTCACACTTGAAGAGTAACTCACGGTTCCATAAGGCACCTGATGCCTCATCCAGAATCTCTGCATATAATTCTTGCCTACCAAGGCGTGTACCCTCGTAGGTCTTTCTGACTGCATCCAAGAACGTACCAGCTAAGTTTGCTGCGTTATCAAACGTAGAACCCTTAGAAATTGTAGTTTTGGGGTCAGATATAATATTTCGTAGTAATTTTGTAGTTTTTGGTGTAGTTGTGATAAAAACCTGTGGTTTTCGGCCCAAACGTAGGCCAAACATCATCATATCCCAAGTTTCTTGTGCATTACGCCAAGCACACAACTCGTCCGTCCAAGCTGAGTAAGCCTGTGGACCACGTAGACGTTCTGGGTCCTCTGCTGAGAAAAATACGGCTTTAGCACCGTTTTCCCATGTCAGAGTATTGTTTGTGGGAGACCAAACAGGGAAACCAATATGTTTTCCACGGTAAGTTTTGTCTCCTGACCAGCAGACGTTGAGGAGACCGCTATCTCCTTCCACCATAACTCGCCTAACGTCACCTTTTGTGGGGGCGACACAATGAACAATTTTATCACCTTTTTTGATCCTATGTCTTACCCATTCAGCACCAGCCCTAGTCTTACCCCAACCACGACCAGCTAGGGCTAACCAAGCATTCCAGTCACCTTCTGGTTCTAGTTGCTCAGGTCTAGCCCAGAACTCCCAGTTATACCGTAGTTCTTCGGCCTGTTTAGGCCCTAGCTTTCGCAGTATTTCTGCTACTTCTGCATCGGGTAATGCTCTAAGATCGTTAGCTGTTATCGGGAGACTCATTTGTTTTACCTAAGAGTGACATCAGGCTGTCAATAGCCCCTGTGTCCTCATCAGCATCACCAGAGCCTTCAACCTCAATGTTTGTTTGTGTAGGTGACCATCCACCTTTACTGCGTAAGTAAAACTCAGCAGCTTTAAAGTCACCGTCCATTGCCTGTTGGATCACGACAGAACCAATTAAGCCTACAATCTCTGCACGTTCTTGAGCAATGTCATCACCGTACAACTTATAGAATGTAGCAGAACTAGAGGGTGCTTGTTGATACTTCTGGATAGAAGCCATAATGTCCTTAACAGCGACACCATTCCTAATGCCCTGTCGGACAGCTTTTGCGATTGTCTCGCTATACTTTAGTTTGTCCATTTAACCACGACACCTAAATTGAATTGGGAAAGCTGTATAGAGGTACTATAGTAGAACTTTAGTTGTAATCTATTTGTATAAAATGTGGGTAGTTTTAACTTACGTATATACTATAGTATAGTACCTCTATACTGATATATATAACTTTTTTTTGTAGTATACAAGTAACAGTCGTAAACTTTTTTATAACCTGTTGTATACATTAGATTCTTTTTTGTGGGCGAGTTAATACTTTGGTATAGCTAGTGTGTCTTTTATGCAACACCTTTGTAATTTTTTAGTTTGCAGATGTGGGTGGTTGCCCCTGCCGTGCGAATCACCCAGTGAGATTCTGGAGGGTCCCAAGGGTCTGTCAAGAGGATTCTAGGGGTTGACAAAAGTTTTTCTTGCGCTCGGACCGATTCGGCGCTACCAATTCAAGGTGTGATACATTTGCAACACCTATCCTATACCCTAGTCAATCCATGCTATAACCTACTGAGAACAAGAGAAAAAGGGACGGACCAAAGCCCGCCCAAGTTCACGGGAGTCAACTGTTGAAAATTATGCCATGCTTACAACCTCTTTTGCTTTGTTCTTTGATGTACCATGCGCCACAATGGCGACAGACTTGGCTTGCTTAGAATTACCGCCACACAACTTGCATTGCGCACACTGGACACGTTCGCCCGCCTCTTTACTGGCGGGACATAGTACCTCGTTTGCCTTGTCTATAGCGTCCAGTGATGCAACGACACGGAAAGTCCGTTGGCCTATTGACCATGCAGACTCCGCTTGTGCGTGGCTATCTGCGCTTGTCATAACTAGATTGGGCATGGTGTTGTTCTGGTGGGTGTAGGCGGTAACATATTCAGCACCACTACATAGGGATTCCCATACGTATGACGGAACGGCCATAGGATCGCCATATGATCCCAAACGAACGCCACGCAATAGGCCAATCGCTCGGATGTTGTCGTGGCCTTTCATGGTCGTATAAATGCCCCTCTTGTATGCCTTATAGACTCCGTTTGGTGCAAACAACAGATTCACGTAGCAAGTGCGGTCAGTTGCCCAACCTTTGGCGTTATTATTGGGCTTTCCCTTGTGTGGACAATCGCCACAAATTGACGAGTCTTGTCCAGTACGGCTTGCAGTGATTGGGTCAATGTCGGACCGTAGAATCCACGTTTGGACCATATTGCCTGTTTTACGATTGCCAGAGTCAACTTGTGCGATTGCAACAATTGGTTGACCGTCAATTAGGGAAGGCCCCTCATAAATGATAAAACTAGGCATTGTTTGACTCCGTATTGATTGCGCTGCGTAATAGTTCAAGGGATTTAATCAACGAGTCAAGGCTATTGCCAAAACCGTATATCTGGTCAAAGTTATTAATATTGGCGCATTCTTGCACCACGGACTCACCCTCATACCAATGCTGGACAATTGATATTGTGCGACCATTATGGACAACTTTAATTTGGTTGCGTTCTACTTGATCCATTATACTGACTCCCAAAAAATAACTGTCATAATACCGAAAGCGGCAACAGCAGCGCAAACGATAGCGGCGGCGGCCTCTGGACCGTCAAAAACGATAGGCGCAAGCGCAACAGTAGTAAGCGCAAAAAACCATATTAGGAAAGCGGCGGCTTGCATTAGGAAAGATTTAAACATGATTGACTCCGTTTGTTTGTTTATAAGTTATCTTAACAATGGGGTCACTGATTCGCAACCCCTAAGTTAAAGCAACTTTTACCAGTTCCAAAGTTGACGCAATGGCGCAGAGTGTTCTAGGTAAACGACTCTCTTGCCTAGTTCAATCTTTGTAAACGTTGCCCCTTGCACAACACGGTATGCGGCCTTTGTTTTGCGCTTGCGGTAAATGCCTGAAAAGTGGCGGGTGTTAAAACGAAAACCGTTTGTGTTGTCGTTTAGTGGTTTAGTGTTAAATCCGAACATGTCTGACTCCTTTGTTGTTCGTTTGATGATTCTAACCTAGCCCGATTCGTCCCTATGGTCAACCCCTAATTTTGACCATGAGTCATTATAATTATATATACACAAGCACCATGTCGCAAAATGATCATTTTATGTCGCATTATGGGGTTGACACGTCCAGACTGCGGGGAATCACTTTTTCGACCTAGGACACCTGAAAACCCTTTCGCAATTCTGGGGCCATTTTTGAGGGGTTTTGGGGCCTATTGACTCCCATACCCGAATCATGCTAAGGTGATTCTGAGGCTCGGTTCATATCCCGATAACCGTTTGTGTTGGTGGATTCCGTCTTATTAGTTTAATGGTTAAACTATTGCGTTTTTTGCATAGCAGCTATGACTTGACAAACCGCTATTTGTCTGAAGTAGAACGAATCATATGAACCCGAATCGATTCGTCGTGCGTTATCGTGCGTCAACTGATTCGTCAACTGTAAATCTATGTCAAGGAGAATCTTGTTACGAATCGTTGTATTTTAGCCACACTATACCAAAACCCTTGTCAACTACCCGTTTGTGCTATTGACAGAACTTTCGTACTACCGAATCACTATCCGAATCGGTATGTATACGAAAAACCCTTGTCAACTATCCTTACGGACTATTGACCTATCCTTTGGTATATAGAATCAATACGAATCGGTAGTGACCTATCCAAAATAGTTGTCAACCTATCCTAAAGAGTACTTGACAGCACATTCGGATAGCGAATCACCTACCCTTTCGGATAGTGTTGCAAAAATGTCACAAATCGCCCCTGACCCCCCACAGTGGAAATAAGGACCCCCACAGTGGAAATAAGGATTGACCCCCACAGTGGAAATTGGTAATCTACTTACGAATCACCCCCGCAGTGGAAATTAGGAGAAACAAAAATGAAAGTAGGCGACCCATACGTAGGTGAAGATGGACAATGGTATTTCTACACAGAAGAGGACATAAGAAAGATGAGTAAAGTAAACGCAATGTATCAGAACCAAGTGGAAGCAGAGTACGAGCGTGGTGCAACTGATGCATATTATGGTCGTCCACGTAACCCTAACCGTACAGATACGTACAAACTAGAATCATATCTAGAAGGTTACGAAGAAGAGCCATACGGCACAAAAGACTATGGGGTTGACATTGACTAGCGAATCAGTGTAGAACCCTAAGAGTAAACAGAAAGGAACTAACATGACACTAGCAGCAGACACAGTACGTAGCATCGTAGCAGCCAAAGGCACACAGTTTGCCACAGTAACATTCATCAAGAAGGACGGTACAGAACGTACAATCAACGGCCTGTTCAAGCCTACATCTAAGATTGTCGGTAACGAACAAGGTCAACGCAACTCAGAGGTCTTGAAACGCAATGGCCTTATCCCTATCTTCTCTGTAGCAGAAGAAAAGTGGAAGTGCTTTAACGAAAACGCAGTAGTGGAAATCAAATAATGAGAGCATATGATATGAGAAATACCTATACCGTAGCAGTGGTACCACTAGACGTAACATCACGTACAGCGAAACCTGCTGTACCCCTGCCAGTGAAAATACCGTACACTCTAGCAGACGCAGAGGAAATGGCTAAACGATATAACGAGAACCCGATTTACAAAGGTATCTTGCGCAATCATAAGTACAGCCATTTCGTGCCATTCAATATTGAGGCACTGACTATGGACCCACCACCGTACTACTTTGAGGGTCGTGATGCTTGAGTGTCTGGTCGCAGCCATTTTCTTTGAGGCACGTGACCAACCATTGGAAGGCCAATTTGCAGTAGCAGAGGTTGTAATGAACCGTGTGGAATCACCACGTTGGCCTGACAATATTTGCGATGTCGTGTACCAAAGAAAACAATTCTCGTTCACACATGACGGAATGAGTGATAACCCATTGAAATACCTGACAAATAACTTGGAGAAACAAGCCTACAAAACAGCAAAGGACGTAGCATTAGAGGTTGACTTAGGTAACCGAATCGGGCTACAGTCTACACACTATCACAGGGTTGGTATCAAACCCTACTGGACGAAACACTATTATAAGGACGGAACCATTGGAGACCACACATTCTATACCGCAGTGGATGGCAGATGAATTGGGGCTGCTTATACCAAGCCCTTTGGAGCAACTAGAAGAAATAGAAGGACCGTACAACCGTGAGTATTATCAGGAAGTCTTTAGTAAAGGGTACTACAGAGACCCCTACGATGAAAATGGTGAGATACTTTTCTAGGATATTAGTATCATTAAGCGTACTATTAAACGTACTATTAGGTGGTTCGCTTAACCAAACATTCTCTGCACGTAATTGGCAGTGGAAAAGAGATAAGAAACCTAACCTTGTGTGGTTTATTGATGCCATCTTTGGCAAGAACCATTGCAGTGAGTGTTGGGTATGGTGGAAAACTAGGAGACAATGGTAGATGAAACGAATGAACAGGTTTAATTTTGACTGTGGTTTACCTAGATCAGGGTCTACTTTATTGTCAGCAATCCTAGATCAACACCCATACATAAGTGCTAGTGTTGCTAGTCCTGTGTGTAAAATTATGAGAGATGTCTGTAATACTTTTTATGACAACGATTCCTACACTTTGACTTTGGCTAATCAAGTTGGTGCAGACAATGTGTTACAGAACATAATTGAAAACTACTATCAATTTGTTAATAAACCTATAGTAGTAGATAAGAACAGGTTATGGTCTAGGGAGATAGACTTGATAACTAGGTACGTAGAACGTAAACCAAAGATAATATGTACCGTGAGAGAGCCACTAGATATTTTAGCATCTTTTGTGAGGCTAGTAGAAAACCAACCTAGAGATAACTTTGTTGATAGGTACTTGATTTCTCTTGATGCTGAATTAAATACACGTAACAGGTGTAAAGCATTGATGGGTTCTGGTGGCATGGTTTATGACTACCTACAGTGCCTAAACACAGCCTTTTGGAGTGGTTTTGGAGATTTAATTATGCTAGTAGAGTATGATGATCTTACGTGTAACACAGAAGAGGTTTTAGATAATGTAGTGTCTTTTCTTGGCGCACCAAAATACAAGTTTGATTTAGATAATGTCGAACCTCGTCAGAAAGAAAACTCAGATCACTTAGTTTCAGGTTTACACTCAGTGAGGAAAAAGGTAAAGAAGATAGACAGGTCTTACAAAGATACGCTACCATCTTCAATAATAGAGGAGTATAAAGACTTGGCGTTTTGGAGAAGCAAATGAAAATACTTGTGATGGGTCTACCTAACACAGGAAAAACAGCATTATCAAAAAGGTTGCAGTCAATACTAGGTTGTGCTTGGTTTAATGCAGACGCTGTTAGGAGTATGGCAAATGATTGGGACTTTGATAGTGAGGCACGTATAAGACAAGCTAGGAGAATGAGAAACTTAGCAGACTATGAGAAAGGTTGCGGAAACACTGTAATATGTGATTTCATTTGTCCTACAGACTTAACAAGGTACATCTTTGATGCAGACTTTACTATATGGTGCGATACGGTTAAAGAATGTAACTATGAGGACACAAATAGTGTTTTTGAAAGACCTAGTAGTTACGATATGAGGATAAAATCATGGACAAATGCAAGGAAACTGTACAATTACTTGGAAGGTGGCAACCTTGGCACAGAGGACACACTGAACTTTTTAAAAGGGCTATCAAAAGAACTGGTCAGGTAGTCATACAGGTTAGGAGTATGCCAATATCACAAAACAACCCTTTTTCTTATGAAGAGGTGCGTAGTAAAATTATTGCCAAATTGGAGCTAGAAGGGTTTACACTTGGTAAAGAGTATGAAATAAGCAGTGTTCCTAATATAGTTGATATATCATACGGCAGAGATGTAGGGTATACATTTACTAAGCATGATTTAGGTGAAGATATACATAGCATATCAGCTACAAAAATAAGAAACTTAACATAAGGGTAAGACAGATGAAACTAGGCGAGATTAACGTAGATTTAGTAGATAAGATGGGTGATGATCTTACAGTTGTACGTGCTGCACGTGTATCGTATGCTAATACGTCAGACTGGACAGGACAGGTACACTCAGGGGAATATAGGCAGCTAAAGGCAAAAGATATACGTCTGATACAATACTTAGCGGAACACAAGCATACGTCACCATTTGGTCACTGCTTTACAAGTTTCCGTGTTGAGGCACCATTGTTTGTTGCACGGCAGTTGGTCAAACACAAGTTCCTACGTTGGAATGAGATAAGCCGTAGATACGTAAATTATGAACCATCATTCTATGAACCCTACTGGCGCAGCAAACCAGAACATTCTAAGCAGGGTTCAGGGGGTCCGATGGAAATTAGCCATGAGGCTGACATGATGTATAACGCAACCATACGTAACGCATTGACGACATATGACCTGATGATCAAAGAGGGAGTCAGCCCTGAACAGGCACGATCCATTTTGCCACAGAACATGATGACTTCTTGGTATTGGTCTGGGTCGTTAGATGCATGGGCAGACATGTGCAAGTTACGTTGCGCAAAAGACACACAGTTTGAAACACAGATTGTAGCCTCTGTGATCTACGGTGAAATGCTAAAGCTGTACCCTGTATCTTGGGCAGCACTGATGGAGCAAGAGGAATGATATGGACATTGTTGTTGGTTTGGGTTGTGAGTGGCACCCCCAACGTGGAAATTATAAGTAATCATAAAACTATCTTTGAATGCTACGAGGCTTTTGAGGTAGCAGAAGATATGGTAGAGAAACAAGGCACACAGTTGTTGTGTATAAATGGTGAAGTAGATGACGAATGAACAACTAGCAGGGCATCTGGCAGCACGTTATGGCGATCCAGAGAAATATGACGACTTGTACCAAGAGGCATGGGTAGCAATCCTAGAGGGTCAGGAGAGGGGTTTAGACGAAAAGGCAATGTACTGGTACGTAAAACTACACGTGCATATGTACAAGACGTACAGGGATCGTATGGTGCCTCTACCCCCTCGCAGTGGAAATATAGAACTAGCAGAAAGCCAAGAGGTAGAACACGACATACAAGATTACATGGCGAAAACAGATGATCATGCAGAAAAGTATGAGTTCAAAGATTACGTTATGTATCTAGTAGGTAAACTACCAGAATTGTCGTTTAGAGATCGTCAAGTTTTGGATCAAGTCTACTTCAAAGGTAAGTCACTATCTCAGATCGGTGAAGAGACTGGTACATCTTATCAACTGTGGCAACAAAGACACAATGCCGCAATAAATAACCTACGTAAACTTGTGGATGAGTGAAATAAGTTATATATACCTAAGTACCCCTTTAGGTTACCACTACTACAGATAAACAAAAGGAAACTATAGTATGGCAGAGAAAGCACACTTACCGTGTCCGTATGTCGATTGTGGTTCGTCGGATGCATTTAGCTACAACTCAGATAAGATGGTCGGCAAGTGTCACTCTTGCAACGAAGGTTACCCATCCCGACATCAAATGTTTGACTGGGCGAAGGAGAGATACCCTACAATGGAAAAAGATGGTTTTGATACTTTACGTAATATGGTGTCGTCTAACCCTACGCCTGTGTCGCAGAAAAGCTACAAGGAAATGCGTGGCATCACTGCACGTACAATGGAAGAGTTCGACGTAAAGACTGACGACTTCACACAAGAGTACACGTACCCCTCTGGTGGAAAGAAAGTCCGTATGCTTGCAGACAAGAAGTTCTTTACTAAGGATGGGTTCAAAGGTGATGAACTGTTTGGTATGAACTTGTTCCCTGCTGGGTCGTCTAAGTTTGTTACGATCACTGAGGGTGAACTAGATGCTATGTCTGCATGGCAGATGCTCAAGTCTAACTGGACTACACCTGTTGTGTCGTTACCATCAGCTACCCCATCGAAGAAATTATGGGAAAACTGTAAGGATTGGTTAGATAGCTTCGAGAAGATCATCTTGTCTGTCGATAACGATGAAGCAGGTAATGCTGTTGCGGATCGTATGTCACGACTGTTTCCTAACAAGGTCTACCGTGTAGATCATGGACAGTACAAGGATGCTAACGATTTCTTACAAGCAGGTAAAGCACAAGACTTTAAGTCGTCATGGTGGAAGCCAGTAAAGCATACGCCAGAGAACGTCATCAACACTTCTGACCAGTTCTTAAAGATGTATGACGAAACGCCAGAGCATGTGTACGTACCTACAGGTATCCAAGCACTAGACGATAAGATATTGGGTTTGATGCAGGGACACTTCACAATGTTCAAGGCACCCACAGGAATTGGTAAGACAGAACTTATGCGGTACCTAGAGTTTCAGATGTTGCAGAAGGGCATACCCATTGCCACATGGCACCTAGAAGAAACAAAGCTACGTTCTCTGTTGGGTCTTGCATCCTACCAGTTGAATGACAATGTGACACGCCGTGACCTGATTGACGAGAAAGGTATGGACCAACAGGTACGGCAAGCTATCGTAGACCTGACGAAGGACGAGAACCTTTATCAGTTCTACTTACAGGACGGACAGGGGGCCGACGAACTGTGCGATCAGATACGGTTCTTTAGTCAGGCATGTGACTGCAAGTTTGTATTTTTTGAGCCTATCCAAGATGTCATTACTGGCACAGAGGATAGTAAAGAGGCTGAACTTGCAAACCTGTCCGTCCGTCTGTCCAAACTGGCAGCAGAACTTAACATCGGTATCGTGTCCATTGGACATACTAACGAGAACGGCGACTTTAAGTATTGTAAGATGATTGGTCAACGTGCTAGTGTCATTGTGAACCTACACCGTGACAAAGAATCAGACGACATGGAAGAACGAAACACAACGTATCTAAAGATTGAGAAGAACCGTCCATCATCTGAGGAAGGTATGGCAGGTAAACTCAAGTTCAACTACGATACGTTTACTCTGAGAGAGGCTTACTGATGTCACAACTTGTTCTTTTCGAGGCAGAGTACAGTATAAAAGAGGGAGACACTAGGGTTTGCAGAATGTGCGGCCTTGATAAGAACATAGACAGTTTTGCTATTATGAATGGTGGTAGCTTTAGGTTAAGGTATTGCAGGTCGTGTCAGAGTAAGCAAAACAAAGCTAGAGAGAAGGCTAGATTAAGCTATCCTCAACCTACGAAGGGTCACCTATGTCCTATATGCATGAGAAATGAAGAACAATTAAGAGAGTTTGGTGGTAAAAACCAAACCGTTTGGTCTTTCGATCATTGTTATGAAACAGGAAAAGCAAGGGGTTATTTATGCCACAGTTGTAATCGTGGACTAGGGTTACTAGGTGATAGTGTAGATAATCTAAAAAGAGCAATGGAGTATAAACATGCCAGTATTTGACATAGAAACAGATGGTCTGAACGCCAGTAAGATACACGTTCTGTCGTGGATGGACAACAACGGTAACGTACAGCACACACACGACTACGAGGCTATGCGTATTTTCTTTGAGGAAGCTGACATCCTCATTGGTCATAACATTATTCGCTTTGACATCCCCCAAGTGGAAAAAGTGCTAGGTGTACATATCAAGGCCAAGCTAGTAGATACACTTGCTTTGTCGTGGTACCTCAACTTTGATCGTGGGTCACATGGCCTAGAGGGTTATGGTGTTGACTATGGTGTACCTAAGCCAGTCATCAAGGACTGGAACACCCTTACACCAGAAGAGTATGCCCACCGTTGTAATGAGGACGTTAAGATCAACGCACGACTATGGCGTGACTTACGTGGTAAACTAAACAAGCTGTACCCAGAGCAAGAGGATGCATGGAGACTGATTGACTACCTGACATTCAAGCTACAGTGTGCAGAAGAGCAAGAGAGGCTACGATGGAAATTAGACGTACCCAAAGCACAGGCCCACTTAAAGCAGTGGGAAGAACTAAAAGCAGTCAAGACAGAGGCTCTTGCAGATGCAATGCCAAAACGTGTACTAACTGCTATGCGTCACCGTCCGAAGAACTATCAGAAGAAGGACGGAAGCCTATCAAGACTAGGGGAAAAGTGGGAAGAACTTTGCAAACAAGAAAAGGTCCCGACGAGTACCCAGAGCCTGAAAGTCAAGGTTGGTGAGGAACATGCTAACCCTAGTTCTGTACAACAGGTAAAAGATTGGTTATTCATGTTAGGATGGGAACCACGAACATTTAAGTTTATGAGGGAAGCAGATGGCACCACAAGGAAACTGGAACAAATACGTAAAGACGGGGAACTCTGCCAATCAGTTCGTGAACTGGCTGAACAGGAACCTGCTATTAACCTGCTTGATGGCCTCACTGTTCTTTCTCATCGTATTGGAGTCATCAAGGGCTTACTTGAATCAGAGGACGATGGATACGTGCAAGCTACTGTTGCAGGGATCACTAACACCTTCCGCTTTCGTCACGCCCGACCATGTGTCAACTTGCCATCGGTTGATCGACAGTACGGTAAAGAAATAAGAGAGTGCCTGACAAGCCCAGAAGGTTACACTTTGTGTGGTGCGGATATGACCTCATTAGAGGATACAACCAAGCGTCACTACATGAAACCACTTGACCCTGATTACGTCGAGGAAATGTCTAAGGAAGGGTTTGACCCCCATCTTGACCTTGCCAAACACGCAGGTGTCGTTACACAAGATGACATCGACAAACATAACTCAGGGGAACGCAGCCTAAAGGCACTACGTAAGAACTACAAGGTCGTGAACTACAGTGCGACTTATGGCGTAGGTAAGCAAACCCTAGCCAGAAACACTGGTATGTCTGAGAGCGAAGCACAGACGCTCCTAGACGCTTTTTGGTCACGTAACTGGTCTGTTGAGAAGGTAAGCAAAGATGCACGTACAAGAGATTTATTTGGCTCTATGTGGCTTTACAATCCTGTGTCTCGCTTCTGGTACTCTCTTAGAAGTGACAAGGATAGGTTTAGTACCTTGAACCAGTCTACAGGTGTCTACTGTTTCGACAGTTGGCTGATGTATTGCAAAGGACTAGGCTTGCAAATGATTGGTCAGTTTCACGATGAGGTTATTGTTCTAGTAGAAGAAGGAGAAGAGCAAACAACAAAACGTAAGATGGAAGCTGCGATTGATTTACTTAATGATGAGTTGCAGTTGAATGTACCCCTTGGTATCGACGTACAGTTCGGAAGGACATACGCAGATATCCACTAAAATATTTTTCGTATTCGCTTGTGGATGCCGAAAATAAGTTATATATATAATTACCGCTATGATGAAAGGAACTCGACACATGGCACGATACACACTAGATATGGTACTTGAGTACGCAAAAGTTTTCCCTGAGAACGCAGATATGGGAAACACAGATGGCCCTGCGTGGCAGAAAGCTATTGCTGACAAAGGTGGTCAGTATGTAGTGAACGCATACTTTACCAACCAAGAACAGATCGACAAACTTATGATGGATGGCTTCAAGGCTACAGTCATGGGTAACTCTCGTATCAACGAGGGTAACGCTGATTTCGGTATTGGTAAATACATGAAGATCAAGCGTGGAGTAGCTGACGACATTCGGGACTGGAAAGACCCAATGACAGGTACTAACGCTAACCTAGGTGGCCCTGTGAAGGTTGTAGACCTACGCCAAGGTCGTGACAATGTTCGTAAGTGGGACTTCACTGAGGATGGTGAACTGGGTAACGGTACTAAAGCTAAGGTACAGTTCGAGACATACTCCGATGGAAATGGAATCCGTCTGAACGGTATTGCAGTTACTGAGTTGGTGGAACGTACAAGCGAACCATCAGAAGATGACATGATCTTTGCGGCGGCAGGTTAATGCAAGTAGAAATCAGTTTTGTAATGGATAAAGATGAGGACGGAGTTACAGGCTCCGTCACCATTGAACGACAGGAAGTGGATAGCCTACATGATCTCTTACATCTATACCATGATGCTTGCCTCGCAGTCGGGTACTCCTACGTGGAGTCCATCGGTGCGCACAAAGAGGGTGGCGAATGTTCTTGGTCTAGTTTCTAATGGACTACGGAAAAGCATTAGTAGATGGTGACGTTTTCGCTTACCGTGCTGCTTATGCTACTAACGAAGGTACACAAGCTGAGGCGGTAGACTGCATTGATACATTGTTACGTATGGGTATTGAGCGTGTGTCTCAACTGCCTTACGAGTTTTCAAAGTATCAGGTTTACTTAACTTGTAGTGGTTACCAGTTCAGACATGATATTGCAAAGTCGCATCCGTACAAGGGAAATAGGTCACAAAGAGAAAAACCTACGCACCTTCAATACATACGTGACTATATGATATCTGACTGGGATGCAGTGGTTAGTGTGGAACAAGAGGCAGATGATTGTTTAGCTATTGAGGCAACACGGTTAAACTATGACTGTACTATTGTCTCTATAGATAAAGACATGCTTCAAGTTCCATGCTGGCACTACAACCCTGTTAAAGATGTAATGAAGAAGGTAACCCCCGACGAGGGAATTAAGTTCTTCTATACTCAGATACTGACAGGTGACTCTGTAGACAACATTTTTGGCCTAAAGGGTGTAGGACCAAAGACTGCTGATAAGATGCTTGATGGTGTCGATACTGAGCTAGACCTTTGGGATGCAGTCTTAAAAGCCTACGATGGTGACGTAGACCGTGTAGTAGAAAACGCTAGATTACTCTGGCTACGAAGGACGGAAGGAGAACTATGGGAACCACCAGACAACAGGCAATAAAGCATGGCTGGCGTTCTGGTTTAGAGGAAAGAGTTGCTAAAGAATTAAACGAAGCGGGGGTTGGGTATGAGTACGAGAGTGTCAAAGTTAAGTATGACGTTCACGAAACTCGTACCTATACCCCAGATTTCATACTCAAGAAAGGGTATATTATAGTCGAAACTAAGGGACGGTTTACTACAGCAGATAGAAAAAAACATTTGCTAATTAAGGAACAACACCCAAAGTTAGACATACGCTTTGTGTTTCAGAACTCTAGGGCTAAACTGTACAAGGGTGCTAAAAGCACGTATGCAGACTGGTGCGATAAGCATGGGTTTATGTACGCAGATAAATCTATACCAGAGGAATGGCTTAATGGCACTTAGCGATTACATCCAAGTCTATGACATGCTTGAGCAAGAGGATAATATTGAAAACCTCAGAAACCAAGCTAAGTATCTTTTGGTTGGTCGTGCTATGAATGATAGCAACCTGTCAGAAGAAGAGGCTATTGCACTTGCAGAGTATGCTACAGTTGATATGGGTATGGCAGAAGAAATGACGGTACACTGATGGGCAAACGATCTGACTTTGCTAGGGTAGCTAGAGACTACTATCCTACACCTATAGAAGCTGTAGAGCCTCTCATAGACCATTTACCGCAAGAGGGGTTTGACTACATAGAACCATGTGCAGGTGACGGTAGGTTGATAGAGCATCTATACCATCTAACAGATGGTCATGCTGATTGTATGTTTGCCTCAGACATTGAACCACAACGTCACGACATACACCAATGTGATGCATTACAACTAGACTTTGATAATGCGGAAATAGACTACTGCATTACTAACCCACCGTGGGAACGAAAGTTTCTACATGCGTTCATAGACCACTACATAGATATAGCACCTACATGGTTACTATTTGATGCAGATTGGGCGCACACAAAACAATCGTCAATGCTTATTACTTACTGCGCCAAGATTGTGAGTGTTGGCAGAGTTAAGTGGATAGAGGGTTCAAAGAACACAGGTAAGGATAACTGTTGTTGGTATCTCTTTGACAAGCATCACAGAGGTCCGACAGAGTTTTATGGAAGGTTGATTGAATGATCAGTAGAGAAGATATAGAAGCGTTTGAGTATTTCAGTCAGACGGAAATGGAAATGAATGTATATCAGAAAGCAGCCGCACAAACTGCCATATACAAACATGAACATCAAGTTATCTACCCTGCACTAGGACTAGCAGCAGAGGCTGGTGAGGTAGCCAACAAAGTCAAGAAGATACTACGTGATGGTAAGTTTGACCGTGAGGCTATTGCTGACGAGGTAGGTGACTGCTTGTGGTACATTGCAGCATTATGTCGTGATCTAAATGTTAGCATGTCAGACCTTGCTGCAAATAACTTAAAGAAGCTACAGGATCGCAAACAACGTGGGGTTATCAGTGGAAATGGAGACAACAGGTGAAAACTATAATGAAATGGTGGTGGCGTTGGATCAACTACCAAGCAACATGGCGTGAACATCGTCGTGTAATTAAGGAACTAAACAGACTAACAGACAGAGAACTAGCAGACATTGGTATCAGTCGTGCAGACATTGACCGATTGGTCTGGCTAGGTGAAGATAAATCAATGCGTGGACGAGGAAAAGAACAAGAATGAACAATATGCTCCCTACCCCCTATCAAAACTTTATTGCACTATCACGTTATGCCCGATGGACTGGCGAAAAGCGTGAGTCATGGTCAGAAACAGTTGACCGTTATATGGACAATATCGTTAAACCACTAACAGGCGAAGATAGTTACATCAACGACATTCGTGATGCTATCCTAGACCTACAGGTTATGCCATCTATGCGATCTGTTATGACTGCTGGTCCAGCATCAGCACGTGACAATACGTGTATGTATAACTGTTCATACGTAGCAGTAGACAAGCCTAAACGCTTTGACGAGGCTATGTTTATCCTGTTGTGTGGTACAGGGGTAGGGTTCAGTGTTGAACGTCAGTACATCCAGAACCTACCAGAGGTGCCAGAGAAACTATTCAAGTCTGATACGACAATCGTAGTTAAGGACAGTAAAGAAGGTTGGGCTAAAGCCTATCGTCAGCTTCTAGCATTGTTGTGGTCAGGTGAGATTCCACAGTGGGATGTATCCAAAGTACGCCCTGCTGGCGCACGACTAAAGACCTTTGGTGGTCGGGCATCTGGTCCAGCACCTTTGGTTGATCTGTTCAACTTTACTATCGACAAGTTCTTGGTCGCAAAAGGTCGCAAACTGTCGTCAATCGAATGTCACGACATCATGTGTAAGATTGGTGAAATCGTTGTGGTTGGTGGTGTTCGTCGCTCTGCTATGATCTCATTGTCTAACCTGTCTGATGATCGTATGCGTCATGCTAAGTCAGGACAGTGGTGGGAAAACTACGGACATCGTGCCTTGGCTAATAACTCTGTAGCTTACACAGATAAGCCAGATGCAGAGACATTCATGCGTGAATGGACAGCATTGATTGAGAGTAAGTCAGGTGAACGTGGTATCTTCAACCGTGTAGCATCACAAAAGCAAGCATCTAAAAATGGTAGACGTGATCCAGAACACAACTTTGGCACGAATCCATGTTCAGAAATAATTTTGAGATCAGCGCAGTTTTGCAACTTGACAGAAGTTGTAGTACGTGCAACTGATTCGGTAGAGGACCTTGAGCGTAAGGTTCGACAAGCAACAATTCTAGGTACGATCCAGTCTACCTATACAAAGTTCCCATACTTGTCCAAAGACTGGCAGGTAAATACGGAAGAAGAGCGTCTGCTAGGTGTTAGCCTTACAGGCATCATGGACAACCCGCTAATGACCAGTGCTAATGCTGGCTTGGCTAAAACTTTGGAGCATCTAAAAAATGTCGCTATCTCTACTAATGCTGAATGGGCTGAACGTCTTAATATCCCTGTTTCTGCTGCTATCACTTGTGTCAAACCTAGTGGCACTGTCTCCCAACTTGTTGATTCTGCTAGTGGGATACACGCTCGTCACAGCCCTTATTACATCCGCACGGTGCGTGGAGACAATAAAGACCCACTTACACAATTCTTGATTGATCAAGGTGTACCTAATGAGCCTTGTGTGATGAAGCCCGACACAACAACAGTTTTTAGCTTCCCACAGAAAGCTCCAGCAGGTGCGGTAACACGTAACGATATGTCAGCCATTGAACAACTAGAGACATGGCTAACGTATCAACGTGCGTGGTGTGAGCATAAACCATCAGTGACTGTCTCAGTTCGTGACGATGAGTGGATTGAAGTGGGTGCGTTTGTGTACAAGCACTTTGACGAAATGTCAGGTGTATCATTCTTGCCACACTCTGACCATACGTATCAACAGGCACCTTATCAGGACTGTGAAAAATCAGACTATGAGATGTTGTTGTCGGTAATGCCTACAGACATTGACTGGTCTAAACTGTCAGACTACGAGAAAGAGGACAACACCGCAGGTATGCAGACTATGGCATGTTCTGGGGATAGCTGTGAGATTGTAGATTTAACATGATGTACGTGATGGTAAGCAGACGTAACTGCACATATTGTAACATGGCTAAACATCTTATAAATGCCACTGGGGGTAGTGTTAGTCACTACTCCCTAGAGGAAAGCAAATGGATACTAGACTTGTTTAAGAAAGCAGACATAAAGACTGTACCTCAGATATGGACCTCTAAAGGTGAGCATATAGGTGGGTTTACAGAATTGAAAGAGTACCTAGATGACAACCCGAAAGAGATTTAGTCGTGCCTTGTATGAGGCGTATGACGAACCTGCTAAGAACGCATTGGTGTCCCTACTAAAGAAGAAGGGTCACACAATAGTAAACACAGAAGAGAACTACTACGTTGATGTTGTCTCACAGAAGGGTGGCTACACCTATTTTAACGAGGCAGAGGTTAAGGTAGCATGGGATGGTGACTGGCCTACCCACTGGTCAGAAATACGCATTCCTGAGCGAAAACAGAGGCTCCTAGATAAGCATGGGTCAGAGAACGGTGTTCTTAACTTCTACGTGTTCCGCAAGGACATGAAGCAAGCATGGCGTATCAAAGACACATTGCTAACGAAAGAGAGTCTTGGTACAGCAAAGGGTAGGTACATCCGTAAGGGTGAACTATTCTTTCACATACCGTATACTTCCGCAGAACTGGTTGAGATAGATGGATGATGACAACGTGACAGACTTCCCTGTGAAGCCAAGAAAGACCCGACGAAAAACAAATTACAAAGGTGCAACCCAGAAGAAAACCTCTGGGATTGTACCACGTACAGATAAACAAAAGGAATTGTTGGATGCACTCAAGGAAAGTTCTCAAGTCTTTATCCTTGGCCCTGCTGGGACTGGGAAAACGTATGTTACTGCTACTTATGCTGCCGACCTCTACACGACGAAAGAAATTGATAAGATCGTTATCACAAGACCTCACGTTGCCGTAGGTAAAGAACTTGGCTATCTCAAAGGTGACCTAGAGGAAAAGACTAAGCCTTGGGCATTGCCTGTGTTAGACGTACTGGAAAAGCATTTAGGCAAGGGTGCTGTGGAAACAGGGATCAAGAATGGTAACATTGAAATGGCACCTCTTGCACTCATGCGTGGGCGTAGCTTCGATAATGCCTTTGTGATTGTAGATGAATCACAGAACATAACAACACATGAATTGAAAATGTTGTTGACAAGGGTGGGAGAAGGTACTACTATTGTGCTTAATGGTGATTCGCAACAGTCTGACTTAAAAGAGTCAGATGGTTTGTCTAAGGTAATACATCTAGCTAAAAAGCATCTACTGCCTGTACCCATCATTGAGTTTGGTGTCGAGGACATTATACGTTCTGACATCTGCGCACAGTGGGTTAAGGTCTTTATGAAGGAGAACCTATGAGTAACTGGCACGAAGCACCTGTGATAACACCTATGACAATAGAGGAAAGACAACGATCTATGGAACGTGACAACGTAAACAAACCCGCACACTATGGTCAAGGTAGTATTGAGTGCATTGAGTACATCAAGGACTTCCTAAACGACGACGAACTAATAGGCTACTACCGTGGGAATGTAGCTAAGTACCTACACAGATGGCGATACAAGAATGGCGTAGAGGACCTAAAGAAAGCCAGATGGTATCTGGAAGCACTAATTCAACAACAGGAGCGCAAATGAGCGTATACGAAGGTTTACTAATTGCAAGTATGGGGTTCAACGCTTGGGCCTTGTATCGAATAGGTAAGACAGAAAAAGACATAGAAATGCTGTACGAAGGTACTGCTATGTGCATGACTAAGTTAGGCATAGCAGAACAATAGACACAAAAAAGCCCCCCTAGGAATTAACCTAGGGGGGTTCTTTAGTTTTATTAGTCCTGTTTTCTAGTGAACAGGTTTCTTATACCTCTAGCTATCTCATTGGGGCTAGGAGCAAGCCACCCAAGCACCAAAAGGATTAACATGAGTGGGTCTATCTCAGTATTGTTTGTCGTACTGTTGTCCTGTTGTACAGTCTCTACAGGCCCCTCTGGTCTGAGGACTGGCCTGACTGACTTATCAACGCTTGTCGTCACGCCTTGGTAGTTCTCTTGTCCTACTTGTGTGTTTGCAGCAACATTTGTTCCACCACCCCCGAAGGGAATTAGACTGGATATGCCGCAACCAGATAATAATAAGGCTAATACTAACCATCTCATTTCTTGTTACCCATAGGCTTACCTGCCATGTAGGCTGTTGCACCCATATAAGCCGCCACAACACCTGTCTGAGCAATATAAAATAAGCCTAGTAGGTCAGCTAATGCAGACACTCTTGAATCAGACATGATAGGGGTAAATAGAAATATAGTAAATATGATCATCATACCCATAGCAACCCAAGCCATAAACTTCTGTGACTCTGCTTTTTCTTCACGTAACTCTATTTCGAGCATACGTTCTTTCATTGCTATTTCTTCGGCTGTAACAGTTCCATCACCGTCAATATCAAAGTCAACCACCATTATCGAGTCCTTCTGCTATGCGTCTGTTCGTAGTTATTATAACTATCTTACCTCTGTCATCGTAGACAAAGTATTTGTCACCGTGTTTTACTATCATTCTACTGTCAGATAGAGTATTAAACCAAGTATAAAAACACCAACAATAAAAGTAGCTATACCTGCTGTCCAGTTTATTATGGCCTCTATCATTTCAGCTTTACGATACTCTTGCTCTTTCTTTTCCTTACGTATCTTGGCTTCTGTAGCGACAAGGGAATCCCATGCCGATGGCCCATAAACGAAAGAAATATGAGATCGCAACTCTTCACGCATGGCATCTGCTTTACGCTTCGCATTCCAAACCTCAAGCGCCTCTGCTTCTACTGACCCACTCATAGATTTCCACCAAGGTGGGTTGTTAGCTTTCTTCTCTGCTTGCCCTAAGTCGGACATTGCGGCACCCCATTGAGACAACTGACCATGCATATCTTGCAGGTCTTTTCCCATCTGTATGCCCTTCTTGATGGCGTTGAAAGCAACTGTAGCACCACCAATAATAGTAACTGGGTCCATATGACTATCCTCGTTAGGTAGTCGGGCTATTTAGTTAGTGCATCGTCGAGTAAGATGATCTCAAGTTTCTGTACTTGTAGTGTTAGTTCATGTGTAGTGTTTATGTTCCACCCTAGCAAACCAACAAGGGCAGCAAACAGAACACCTACCAGTGCTTTATTATCCATTTGATCTCTCTAGCAACCTATCTAGTTTTGCGTCGAGTGCCTCAATCTTATCTATTACGTAAGTCATCTGGTCCTTTTGTTCCATCTTAGTTACGTACTCTTTTGCTATTTCTTCACGGGTTCTGTTTACAAGTATGTTAAGTCTATTTAATTCTACCATGCAACTACGGATGACCCAAGCGATAACACCTACGCCACCAGTAAGAATTGCGTTCCACAAAACCGTATCTTCTATCATTCTGGGTAGCTATCCCAGCTTAGTTGAAAGTGCGGCCCATCAGGGAAATTAGTCCAGTCAGCACCACAGGTAATGTCGATCTCTAGTTCCTCTGCTGCTGCTTTCATGGCATCAACAATAGGGTAGAAGTAGTCCCAGTCCCACGACACAGGGTAAGGTACTAGATCAACTGCATGACCTGTTAGGTGACGACTACGTAGTGTTGTAGACTTACCCTCTTTCAAGAGTTGTTTCTGACGTTCTATGTGTCGTATACCTTCCAGAACAGAGAAGTCTTGCTCTGATATTTCTATGGCTCGTTTTACAACAGCCACTAGGTCAGGATGAACACCTGATAGTTTCTGTAAGCTACGTGTCCCTAGTTTATACCCCATTAAGCTATCCTACATACTAAATTAGTGTTTGTGCTATAACCACGACCCATATAAATCCACGTTCCATAGTTTATTGTTTTCTGTGTGTAGTTGCCTGAAGAAACGTCCATGACAACAAAATTGTTACTTGACGCATCTATTACGTCAAACAATGCTGGGGAACCTCCCCAACCTCCCGAATACATAATTGTATATGACCCGACAGGAAATTGAGTTATACCTGATGTCGGAACTGAAACTAAATCTTCAGTCGCATCGTCAATAGCACCTTTAACTTGTGCAGGGGACACCAGACGTTTTTCAGTATTTGTACCTGTTACCCAAGTGGCATCCGAGTGGTCTCCCAGAACTCCAACTTTTGTGCCAGATGTGTTTGCTACCTCTGTGTCATCAAGTACGTGAACTAAGTTGTTTGTCTGATCTACATATAGAAGATTAATCCAATCATCATCTGCTTCATTACGCATCTTTAAGATGTTTGTATCAGTCTCATACCAAAACATATTGGCATAAGTTGTTGTAGGGGCCGAAGTCCCAGAGTTACAACTTGCTAAGGCTTGTAGTGCGTCATTAATGTCGGTCCTTGCACTAGAAGCCGTTTGGTTAGCGATTACAAAGTCATGTTGTGACATATGTTAATACTCCACTGTGGCACTTAGTGCCGATATTGACGGGCTTATTTTTGCATTAGTGTTAGACAATATTGCCCTAAACTCAATATATCGTCCAACAATTTCACCAGAAGCATCTACCCAAGTGGCACTAGATAGTCCACCTGTTGTAGTAGCTGCCCTTGCTTGTATCTGAACTGCGTAATCTGCAAAGTCTGCATCCTCGTCTGTCCAAGTGTCCCAATTATTAGGCCAAGTGTCCCAGTTATTAGGTATGTCGTCCCAGTTTACTTCACCACTTACAGCATCCTGATGTTTACGTGACACTGTAATAGAAGATGACAGCCTAACAGTACGTGAGGTTCCTACATCAAAGTATCCATCGCCATTATGGTAGAACTCATAAGTTCCTGTAGAACCTGCCGTAGCATAAGAAGTCATAAACAACTCGCCACCAGATACTGTAAGATTAGACTTAGAACCACTAAAAGCTGTACTTTCTGTATGGGTATCAGACTGACCAAGTTGAGGTAACTCAGACGATGAAATAACTGTAGATGCAGCAGATGTACTTTCGTTACCTGTTTTATCTACAGCCGATACAAAGAACTTACCAGCTAATGCAGGTTGAGTAATAGAGGTAGCAGGTCTAGCAATCTTTTCTACTTTTTCTAATACAGATGCATCACCAAAGTTAGCTGAACTGTTAGAAGAATAGTAAAGTTTGTAGTGCGACAAATCTAAGTCAGATACAGAGGGCCAAGTAAAAAAGGCTGTACCACCAGATAAACTATGCGACAAGCTAGATGGTGCAGAAGGTGGTGTTGTATCAGCAGTTACATTAAAGGTTGTTGTTACAGGATCACCTTTAAATCCTAAACCGTTTACAGGAGTTACCGACACTGTGTAGTTAATAGCAGACTCATTAATACTTGGGGTATCAATACCAACTATCTCAAACCTACCAACGTCCGTACCTTCGCCAACAAGAATTGACTGTCCCACAGACCTAAAGTTAGTATCTGAGGTTTTCTTGTATTTAACGATAACTGAGTCGATACGTTCAATAGAAGAACTTGTGATCTGAGCAACAAGCACGTTAATTACGTTTTCGTTGACCTCACGGTACTCTTGTGAAAGACTAACGCCAATAGTAGGTACATCATAGTAAGGTAGAAGTGTGGTATTATTAGATAATACAGTTTGTTCGTCAGCAACACTAAAACCAAAAGCGGCAGAACTGCTTTCACGTAAGTTCAAGTTTATCCTAAGATCGCCGTTATCAGGGTCAGGGTTAAGTCTCCAACCTATAACCTCAAAGGTTTTCTCTGAGCCAGAACCCCAACCATACCTCTCGTTACGGAACTTAATAAAATCCCCAACCTCAACATCTAGGGCTTCCAAACCGAAGTCTGCTGACATGGAAATCTGTTCTCTACTACGGAACAACATCTGTTTTGCTAGTCTTTGTGCTGCTATGCTGTTTGTAGTGTATGGCAACGGTAAGTCCATCGTAGTTTCTACGTTGTTGTCATCTGTTAAGAACACACTAGACGAAACTGGTGGGTAGTCTCCACTAATCCAGTCGTTGTCTTTGTCTATAAACGTACCAGTAACTTTGTTGAAATTATCCCTCATAGACGCTTTAGTTTGTAAACTAATAGGACTACGTAGGTCGTCAAGGGTGAGTGTCTTGGTAGGTGTAATAAACTCACCAGCGTATAGCTTCCAGTATCCACCACCCCAGAATAAAGATCCACCACAAGCAGCAACAAAATCTGTAAGTACATCACCTACAGGTTGACTTAAATCAACGACACCGTTTACTTGATATTGCGCAGACCCATCAGATAAAACATCAGTTTCATCACAGACATCAGCAGCAGCCTCAAAACTTGTGTAATCAATTTGATCGTCGTTAAGTCCATAGGAACTTGTTAAGAAGTCTCTGATAACCCATGCAGCATTACTTGTATATACAGCAGATTGTTCAGTACCATTAGAAGTTTTGACGATCTTTTTGCCCTTAACTACTGCTGTAATTGTTGGCAAGCCATTGGCATAAGCGTTTTGATCATAAGTAAAACGACAGTATAAGTAAGCTAAACCCTTACCAACAAAATCTGAGGTTGCACTTGTTTCTGCATGTAGTGTGTCAGATAAGTCAGAGGTACTGTTAGCAAAGTTACTCTCTGCGTCTACCTGATTACCTATATGCTTATAAATCTTCAAGAAACCATTGTAAGGCTCAGAGGTAACGTCCTCGTTAGACATAGTAACAACTTCGTCATTAATGTAGATGTCACCTATTTCTTCAACTTCGTGTGCAGCTAGTACAATGATTTGGTGTAGTATTTTGTTGTTTTCACCTGTACTCTCTAGGAAAGTAACAACACCACCTTTACGTACTTGACCATATACAACCTGTGCAGAAGAAGTAGCACCCCTCGCATTAGTAAGAAGTCCACCAGAACTCCCAGAACTACCAGAGTTTTGTTTAGGTGCTAGGGCTTTTAACAAAGCGGAAGTTACAAGCGTAGTAGCAATATAACCAACACCATAAGTGATAAGACCCATAGCTGTAAAAGTAAATGTAGTAGAGACCGCAATACCCATCTGACCAAGTATTAAGGCACCGACCTGCATAGGCATACGAGGAACTCTTGACCAGTCGTTACTGTACTGTGCTTGTGTAATACAACCTAGTTTATATTTATTAGACATTTGGTACCCAACAGCTTTCTACATCCCCTGCATGCAATTTAACCAGCCCATTTTTACTCAAGAACACGCAACGAGACCCAAGAGATATACCCATAGCAACACCTATAACCCACCTTTGGGATTTCTTTGTTGTTACTAGGCTACCAAACACAGGTCTGTCAAAAGGTTCAAGTTTAGATGATACGGCTCTATTGAAGTCAGAGAACTTAAATGTTTTCCTTAGTTGGTCACGCCTCATGGGTTGACCCTCTGTCATATACTTGCCAACCCAGTCATCAGCCCAACCGTGACCATACATAGCTTGCCAAGCACCATTAGTAAAAGTGAAGCAGTCATGTACTCCCCACTCAAAAGGTTTATCTACGATTTTATCTAAATAGTCGTTTAATCTGCACTTCTTCCCCATGCTACTTGTGCATCCTGTATAGCTTGCACGTAGGAAAAGAAGGTGTCTCCACTGTATCGGGATTTGTGGTTTTCATCTGTATATCTCCAATTAGCTGCACGTTCTAACTCGACCAGCTTACTTTCGATGATTAAAGTTACTGTGGCAGCATCAGGTGCATCATCTACACTCATAGTGTTCATTTGACCACTGAATATTTGAACTACATCTGATACACTCTTTTCTCCCAAGTAAACCTTAGCTTGTCGCCTCTGATAAGGTTCTTGTAAAACAAGTGATACGATAGCACTATCCAGACCAGTAAGTGATAAAGACATAGATTTAGCAGACAGGTCATTAACTTCATCAGCAGAGCCAATATTAAGCAAAGAGCCTGTACCAGTGTAAGTATTACTGTCTATTGTTCTGTTACCGATACCAGTCCAGAACCTAAGTGTACCACTATCGAAGAACAACTCAACAGCATAAAATGGCTCTACAAGATCGCCAGTAAGTGCTGTAAGTAAACTTGCGTTAATAGTACGGCTCATGATACAACCTCCATAGCACCAAACGAGATACCATAGAAACTAGCATCATTTACCGACCAAGCAGTTTCGTTTGAACTTAGACGGAAAACGCCAGATGCATCAGTTAATGTAGCAGACACAGAACTACGATCTTTACGTAGCTTGGGCCATATCTCTAAGTTACCACTACCAGACTGGTCAGCTAACACCTTGTGTAAGGTGGCATCAGATGCAGAACCAAGTTGTATGTAGTCACCAGCTTTTAGTGTACCTGTCATAGACACCGTTACCGTATCATCACCAGCAGAACCAGAGATAGTCGCAGAAGTCGCTGTACCCCTCACAGAACGTGCAGAGGGGTCATACAGTAGGAAACTACCATAGCGACCCTTTAGGCTCATCAGGAAAGCTATCCAAGCCTCTGCATCATCTCTGTTCATTGGGGGCAGGGTAACATCAGCTTCCCACATTTGACCATCATAAGCATGTACAGTCTGTTTGTAGGTAAATGGACTAGAGGATACCGCAACAGCATTTCTAGCACGTAACTCAATACTAGCCATACCAATGTTAGTCGGTAAAGATAAAGGGTATGAGATAGCCATTATGCAAAAGACCTTCCATAGTTACCGCCACGGCGTTTGCCCTCAACAACAGCAGCTTTTGCACTCTCTGCAATCTGTGGCATCATTTGTCGGATTTCGGTTCGTACAGTCTGTTGTACGCCAGTAGAAATGTTGATGTTTTGGACGACAGTAGTTCCACCCATTGTATCCTTGTTAGACATTACGTTACCGTTAGAGGAAGGTACGAAAAGTTCAGGCCCTCTCTCACCAACAAGGTAGGGTGTACCAGCAGAAACAGGGCCACCGTTTTCACGTTTAAATAGTCCACCAATGAAACCCGCTAAACCAGAGCCTTGACCTGTAGCAAAGTCGAATGAACCAACCATCTGTTGTACGACAAGGACACGATAGAGTTGCTTAATAATATCGGCAGCCATTGATCTAAATGCGTCTTTAACAGAGGATGTACCATCTACAATGCCTACAAGAGCGTTCTCAAAAGATTTGCCCATGTAACTAGCTAAGTCGTCTAAGTATTGGGTTTCTTGTTGTAGCTTACGTAAGTTCTCAGCAGCTAACCTTTTAGCTTCTCTTTCAGCCTCTAGGTTATCTTTCTTAGCTTTATTGATACGATACTCAGTAATCTCTGCTTGGTGCTGTAGACCAAGTTTACGCAACAACACTTGAACTTCGTAATCACCAATGTCTTTACCTTGTGCCGCAAGCTGACGTAAAATATTTTCTTTTTCTACACGCTGTTGAGCAAGCAACAGTGACTCACCCTCTAGCCCAACAATAGCACCACGGTTCTTTAGTTGTATGCCAAAGTTCTCTAGTAGTTTCTCAGCAGCTTTTCGTCTATTTTCTGCATCTTCTGCTGCTGCTTTGTCTGCTGCCGCTTGTTCGTTTAGTGCCTTTGCAACATCTGCTGCGATCTTCTGACGTTCTTTCTCTTCTCTTGCTCTTGCAGCCTCAGTGTCTTTTATCTCTTTTAACTTAGAATTATAAAGGTCTAAGTTTTCTTGGGCCTCTTTTACAGCAGCGGCAGCTTTTTCCATGCGCCTGTTTTCTGCCCCCATGCCCATATCGGCTGGATGTACACCCATTCTAGCAAGAGATTCAAACCTTCTATTAAAGTCCATTAAGGCTTTTTCTTCTTCTGCACGTGCAGCAGCTAAGGTATCTGAAAGTTGTTGTTGCATGGGATTGAGGCCAGTCTGTAACTCCCTCAACTTCTCGTTCATACTGTCGATGTCTTTTTCAAGGTTTTCTTTCAACTCCTTGGAAGCACGACCAGCAGCAGAGAAAGCCATGACCAAGCCAGATACAGCAGCAATACCCAAACCAATCATAGCACCCCAAGGACCAGCAAAGAAACCTGCCAACTGTGATGCCTGTTGTGAGAAAGCAACAAGTGGGTTAGTACCGCCTTGAACCTGTACGATAAAGTCTTGTACCTGATAACCAGCTTGCTGTGCTGCAATCTCTTTACGACGAAGGGCTTTACCACCTTTATCAACTTGAGTGATGTAATCTCTTAGTGCTTGACCACCTTTTTGAGTAGCTGAACGAAGTCTAGCAATCTCATCATTAAGTTGCTTCTGACCTTTTCGCATGATGTTAGCACTAATAACACCTTGCTTTTGCTGGTTCTCAAGGAACTTAACTTGGTCTTGAAGTTGCTTTAGCCTTTTAGTTGCCATAACAACGTCAGAGTCATTAGTCTCAAAACCAATGATATATTTAAGGTCAGCCCTTGCCATTATGCACTCCTAATATATAAGGTATCTAACCTCTTTATGATCTCTACGTCCGTAGGATTTAGTGGGGTAGAGGTTAATTCGGCCCACGCTTTTATCTCTTGAAATGTAATAGGATTAGAGGACATCCCACTACTTCTGCTAGAGTTAAGATGAAGAAAAGCAGACCATAAGTGTGACAACAAAAAAGGTAAGGTAGGACCATCTAAACCTTTTGGTCTAATTCCTGTCTGCTTCTCTACTTGCTCTAAGTGTTCACGTTCTGTAACACCTGACTGATCAGACTTCAACAATGAGAACTGATGTTCTGCATAGCCCTCTAATTGTCGGATCAGCCCTTCAAAAAATCCAGATAGCTACTCAAGGCAGCTTCAAGTTGGTCTTTAATCCAGAACACCTCAGTGTAAATCTGTTTTGCTTTGTCATAACTAAGAGGAGGTTTCTCACTGTCAAAAGTGATGCTCCACTCTTTTGTAGTCTTAGCTAGGCTTTCGATTGATTGAGTCTCTAAATCTTCTGCTTTAACTTCAATCTTACCTGTCTTTGCAGCCGCTTTTAGTCGTTCATCAGTAACTGCCCAAAGTACCACTTTGTACTCTTTAGTATGAGGCGCATACAGCGAAATTGTCATAGGGCTGTCGTCCTCATTCAACAAAGGCTCTTGTGTTACAGGGTGTTTTAGTTCTACTACAACTATATCACTCTTAGGTGTTAAATCTTTTAAATCCATGTCAGGTTCCTTTCGGGATAAGTCGGGTTAATTGTGGGGGATGCCAGACCCGACACCAACACCCCCCGCCCTAGCTAGGGATTACGCAGAGCGAGTAATCTTCAAGTTAGTCGCTTCTGTTGTATCATATAGAGCAACAAAAGACATAGAGATTACACGGCTCGTAGGACCATCTACACCAACGTCAGCAGAGTTAATCTTTACACGTGGAAATAGGAATGTCATTGTGTTTGTACCGTCACCAACAGACACTTCAATCTCTGTCTCTGTTTCGTTGATGAAACGGTTTACAAGTGCAGCATCTTCAAAGTAAGCTGATAGTGTACCTTCGACTTCTGCACGACCAAACTCTAGGCTGGGGGCTGAGTCATCACCAACAACAAATGTAGGTGCATAACCGTTAGTCAATGTGAAGTCTAGGCCAGTAACGATAGCTGATGCTGCACCAGCACCTACGTCACCGATAGAAAGGTCACCAGAGTAAGCATCGAAAGGTGCTGCACCTGATGCTGCATCTTGGGTTTTCTCTGTAGCACCGATGGTCATGTCTTTACCGACCATACCGAAGGTTGTTGTTACCATCTGGTTAGGTGCAAGTGAAACGCCCATCGTGTTGACAGTCATGCCTGTGAACAAACGTGCTTGGTCGATGTCAGCAGCATAGTCCTCAATAGAGAAGAACTTAGGTGTAGTGCCAACTTTAAGTACGTTAGTTGACCATGTGTTTAGCATGGCAGCTTCTAGGAACTCGTCGTAGTCTGCATCACGCATATCAGCGACAATATCACCACCAGCCTGACGGTTACCGTGACGATCAACACGTGGCATACGGTCTGACTGAATGTCATTACCTGCAACACGATCTTTAGACAAGTTTAGTGAATGAGTAGAAAAAGGTAAGTTTGTAAAGTTACCAGCAGGTGTCGTACCAAATGTGCTTTCTACGATGTACGACAAGCTAGAACGTGAACCCTGTGCAAAGGCCATGAGTTATCTCCTAATTAGTTATAAGCGTACCAAGCTATGGTTACAGGTACGACATACCAAGGGCTATCCACAAAAGCTAATTGCCTTTCTGCATAGTCAATATAAACAGTTTTACTGTTGTGAGTTAGTTTTGTGGTTGCCTCAAATGCTTCCATAACATTCTTGGCTAGTGTATCGCCAGCAGAAGGTCCACTACCCTCTGGTGCATAGCAGTTAATAAAGAACAAACCATCGTACCTTTGTTGTGGGCTTAGTCCACGTGCGGCTGGTCGTCTTGTTAGTGGGGCATAAGATACTTGGATGTAACTGTTGCCAGTCGTCGGACTAAACGACACGTTCTCGTAGGCTATAGATGGTACGTCAGTAATACTAGATAACTGACTTTCTAAAGCAGCACGAATGTCCTTATCAATGTTTGCCATTAGCTACCACCTTTTAATCTAGCAAAGACCCTGTGCTTTCTCTCGACAGACCAGTTTGGGTCAGCATGAGGTGCGCCATTACGAAGTATAAACTCATCTTTAGACATATCAAGTTTTGCTAGGTCTGATTCGATGTTTTGTAGTGACTCTTGAAATGCAGCACCTGCATCCATTTTAGGTCTGCCTCTTGATGACTTACCTCTAGGACGACCCCTGCCGACAGAAATAGACCAAGAGGTCATGTAGGCACCAGTATCAACAAATGGAAAGGAGTATTTCAATGCGGTGATTGCTCTATTACGAACAACCTCTCGTTTGTCCTCTTCTATCTGTTCGTCTAACTCTTTAAGTTTATCCTCAAAGGTTTTACTGACCTGTATCTTAACAGAGTTAGCCATTACTCTCTAACCTCACACTCGTACAAGACAGCAAGACCAGCAGAATAGTAGGTAGTAACTCTATCAATGTGTACCTTATCACCTAGGCCAGAAACCGTATCACCATCGTCGGGTTCTACTGTTAGCCCTAGTGCAGGTATTACTAACTTCTTTACACCTCTGACGATCTCGTCTGTAGCTATGCCAGTAACTGCATCATACATATAACCAGTGACTTCATAGTCTGTCGTGCTACCCCCAGTAAGGGAACCAGTGGCAGGGTCATACGTACCTTCCGACACCTTATGCAAGGTCAGAGTAGAACCATGTCTCTGCACAAGTCGCAGTAGATTGTAGGCGTTCATGGCTAACTCCTTACTCGTAGTCGTAGTATTGTTCGTCTACTTTAAACTGGTCTTTATTGAATGAAGGTGTTACACGGTTAGTGTTTTCTCTTACACTATCGACAGTGGACTTAGTAATACCACCTGCAACAATACCAAGTACACCACCAGTTTTCTGTGCTTGATACTCTAGGGCTTCTGCCAGTTCTAAGTAGTGGGCCTGTAGTTGACTAGATGTCTCTTCTAAGGCACCACTTATCTTTACGTCTACGTTACGTGAGTATTTAGCTGCAATAGTGCGACATAGAAATGCACCAGCGAAATATGTGTTGTTGTTAGCTTGGGCCAGTGCAAACGCAACTTCTTCGTCTTGTACCTGCTGGTCATCCTCATTGGTATCACCAATAAGAAACCGTGTGGCGTTAAGACGACCCAAAGCATCCGTTGTATTTAAGTTACGTTCATCATAGGACCAAGCCATTTATCATACCTCTAGTTCGCCATAGTTACGCCGCCAAGATCGTATCAGGCCACGCTGTTTGTCTAGTATTTTTGACTTCTTGCACTTCTTGCGTTGAAACTCTGTTTCGTTACTTGTCTTAGCTTTAACCTTGGCGTTAATCGTATTGACAAGTTCTGTTAGTCCAGCAAGGTCTAGTGCTTCTAGTCCATCACCAACCTTTAGGTTAGCTGCTAATTCTTCGTTGTGGTATAGGAAGCGGATACCGTACAAGTGTTTAACTCGCTCGTAGTCTACTCCCATTTCCTTCCAAGGGAAGTGTTCTTGTGTTTTCCATGATCGACCAGAACCATCGAAGGGTACCTTGACAAACAAGGGCTGGTCAATTTGCATCGGCATATCAAAGTTCATATCGGGACTTTCCTAGCTAAAGGGAAAGGGGGACCGAAGCCCCCCTAGAGTAATTTATGCAATCACTTGCTCGAACAAGTAACCCAAGTCTGCGCCTGTGACTTTCATGTCATAAGCCATTTTAACTTGAATGTGTTCTGCAACTTGTTGACGTTTCAGTGCATCGTCTGAGAAAGACTCAACAGTGATACCCAAGTTGTTTGCAGATGGAATGTTGTTCCAAGCAAATGTTAGACCTGCTGCTGGTGTCATTAGGCCAGCGTTACGTGGGCCGTGTACCAACAATGCGTGGTCTGCACCGATGAATGCGTTTGATTCTGCAACACCTTCAACAGCAGTGTTTTTCACAGCTTCCATGACGTAGAAGTTTTCTACTTCAAAGATTTCCGCTAGTTTAGCGTCTGTGATCATCGCTGTGTTGTTTACAGTTGCGCCACCGTTTAGACGTGCAAGAATGTCTGGGTGGTTGATCAAGATGTCACGAACTTCTTTACCGACAACCATTGTGTTTGGCTTGAAGCCGCCAGATTTCAACTGCATTGTACGACGAGCGTTAGTTACGTCTTTGATTGGAGTTGAGTTTGTGTAGTCTGACCACAAGTTTGTTGGTGTGCTGTCTGTACCCCAGACGCCAGCCTTGAAGAATGTATCAGCGAACTGTTCCTCACGGTGGATCATTAGGCGGTTGACAAGCGTTTGCGCACCTGATGCACGGATGTCTAGTGCAGCATCTTCGTTTGCAAGAGTTTGCTCATCGAAGTCCATACCCAGACCATAAACGTCTGCATAGTATGACTCGTTAGAGATTGCTTGACCGATACGGTTGACCTCTGTACGTGGTGCTAGTTTAGCAACATCGCCAGTACGGTTCATGTTTGCACGGTCATAGATGTAATACTTATCAGACTGACGTTCTACGCCCACAACAGGGAAAACTTTGTCAGCAATGAAAGCGTTTTGATCTTGAACATAAGCAATGGTCAAGTTTGTTAGCGGCTGGTCTAAATGGACCGCCGATGGTGTCAACATAGGCATTTATTTTATTCCTTTTCTATATCAGCTTACGCAGGTACTACGTTCCCGCCTTGGATTAACTCCATAGCGAAAATCTGACCATCTACGGCATCTTCTAGTGCGTAACCCATTACAACATCACCAGCAGCCGCTGTGATTGCTTCACCTGCTGCATTGGTCTGTAGTTGTGCGCCAGCAGCTACTGTTGCACCAGCTTCTACCATCACTTTACCTGTAATTGCGACAGTTGCGGCTTTACCTGCTGCGTCTGGTTTGTTCAATAGAACTCCGATAGCACGTTCACCAGCAGCATCTGCTAGGTCTACTTGACCGTCTGATTCTAATGTAACGAACTTAAATTGTGCTGACGATAGGTCCTCACCAGCTTCAAATGTGCGTGTATCACGGCTTTGCATTACAGCCATTGTTATTCCCCCTTATAGGATTTATTGATTAGAGCCTTGCCATCGTCTGTTTTAGCTACAGCAGCATATGCTTTGGCGTACTCTGATTTCTTCATTTGGTTTTCGTCCATGTAAGACTTAACCATTGCATCTAGTGCGTCAGCAGCAGAAGCGAACTCACCGTCTGCGTCTGATTTACCGACTTCTTCCATCTTACCTGCGAACACTGAGTCAGCAGCTTTCAGGACATTCATTACAGCTTCGTCATCAGCATGTTTAGCGACAAGAGCCTTGGCAACATCTACGTCAAAGTGAGGTAGGGATTCTGTTGCTGACTTAGTCAACTCTGCGTCTGCTTTAGCGACCTCTGCTTCCTCTAGGGCTTTCAAGATCACTGCTGGGATGTCAGCTTTGTTTACTTGCTCACCGTTGTACTCTAGGTACTCTGGTTCAGCTTTCTTTTCGATTGATTCTGCTTTGATCACATAACCTGCTTCAATCAAAGACTTGCGTAGACGCTCGTTCTCTGCTTTCAGTGTGTCGATCTCAGCTTGTGCAATGTCAGCTTCATCAATCTCAGCTACTACTGGGTCGATTTCTTCTGACTTTTTCATATCTTCTGGTTCGTCCATTTTCAAGGCTTCCATAGCCTCTGCACGACCACAACCTTTTTCTTTCATGTAGGCTTTCAACTTATCTTCGTCGTAGCCCATTTTTTCTAGTGTTTCTGTCATTTCTTCCTCATCGGAGTTGTCACGTTTGAACAGGGATACCATTGCTTGTGCATTGGCAGGGCGATCCACAAGGGATAACTCTTCAAGTTCAAGTTGTTTAAGTAGACTAGGCATCGTCGTAATCTTCCTTAATTGCTTTGCCGCCAATGCTAAAGGCAGCTAGTTCACCAGACTTAACACGTGACCAAACGTCATCATCGTATACTTTGAAAGCTACGACCCAACCTTCACGGTCAGACTGGATGCCCAAGGCTTCACCTATTTCTTTAGTGACTGGCAGAGAATGGATCACTCGTCCAATTTGCTCACCTTGGTGCATTTCTTTACCGACACGTACATGCTCCATAAACTTGTTTACGGCTTTAACAAGTGTGTCAGATTCTATTACATCGCCTTGGCGGTCAACTACTGGTTCACCCTTTTCGGTTACTACAGAGGCCCAGCCATAGACCATGCGTTGTTCTTCATCGGCCTTTAGTATTTGGCCTGTAATATCTTTGGTCATACTGCCCACGGTACTACTACTCCACATTCTGCAAGACCAGTAACGTGCGCTAGTCTTATCGGTTGCTGTATCACAGGAATGACGACTACGAAAGTTTGCTCTCGCTTTAGGATCATCCCTACGTATTTCCATGTTAGGGTCACCGAATGTAACCTTAACTGTACGGTCACCATCTTTTACGTATACACCAAACTTCTTTGATGATCCAGCAGGTAGACGGAATGGCTTGTTCAGAGGCTTGTCAGCTTTATCTACTATATAAGCATCTTCGTTGATGTACTCACGCTTTTTAGTACTACTTGGGTGACCAGATGGAAGTAGGTCTTTATCATGGTTAGCAGACTTGCTACCACTAACAATCCGTAGGAAGCTATTAACACGTGCCATAGCCCATTGTTCAGGGGAACTAACATTAGGGCGTACAGAACTAGGGTTCGTTCTATAAGCACCAACACCACGGTTGTATACTTGTTGCAACATGCTTGTCGTAACTTTGTGCTTAGACTTCGCATTATGCTCTTTAACCTTTGCTGCTAAACCTTTTGCCATGTTCTTACTCGTACATCATATAAAATGTCTTAGCAGCCCCTGCGCTAATTGCCTTAATAGATGTACCAAAGTAAATTGGAACTGCTGGGCATAGTACGGAATCAGCGGGTACTCTCATAATAGTAGTAGAACCATCTATAAGGTCTACAGCTACAGAATCTGGGTTAGAAACCATATATACAATTCCAGAAGAAGCCTTAACTTCAATAGCACTACCAGAAGAAATTGGTGCTGCTACCGATTCCGTTGTTGTATCAGATGTTTCAATGTGATCGAATAGTTGTCTCATTAATCTAAATCCTCTTGGATAATAATTGTAAAGTAACCAGAGTTAGGGAATGTCTCTACAGAGGCATCACCGTAGGTTACTTCAATCTCACCGTAGTAAGTTCCAGCAGTATCTGTATCGCCAGATGACCAAGTGTACTCAACACGACCTCCTGATGCATCCGTAATGTCGGCAGAGGCATCAATCTTTAAGCTAGTCTCACCATACTTCTTCATGTGAAAGTTTGCGGTTGAGCCGCTAAGATCAATAGCAGAGCCAGATGCATCCTCTAGGTCTACAGTCAACTTAGGACTGGTATCATTTGTTTTAATCTTAAAAGCCATTATCCTACCTTAACTCTATTACCAGCGGTACGACCAAACTTAGTTTTATTACCACCAGCAAAGGTTGCCCTGTTGCCAATCTTCTTGTTATCTGCGTTTACTTCCCTAGCTATTGCAGGGTTAAAGAACGCTGTCTCTAGGTCTGGGTCACCACTATCTAAATCCTCAGTTTCGATGTTGTGATCAGCTTGTATTAGTGTGTCACCAAGAACAGGATTACCTGTTTCAATACCTTCCGCACTGACTGAGTGTATTTGTAAGAACACTACATTATCGACAGCAACAGCACCTGTCTCTAGATCGCCAGTCTCAAGGGAATGAACTTGGTAAATCCTGTCAGTACCTAAACTTACCGCACCAGTATTAAGGTTAGCAGTAGTAAAGGTTTCTTCCTCAAACATTGTTGCATCTGGGACACTGACTGCATCTGTTACAAAGGTTACAGAACCTAAGATATGACCTTGAGTGAAATCAGCAGAAGGTGTCTCAGGATCGTTGATCACCATTAGTTGTGCAGATAGAGTTTCTTCCTCTGACATACTTATGTCTGGTACAGAAACATCACCTGTCTCTAAATCAGCAAACTCGAATGTTTGTGTCTGATCAAAGTCTGACGTATCTAATAAAGGACTGCCTGTAGCTAATTCACCAGTTGCAAAAGTTTCATCCTCTTGCATAGTAACGTCAGGTACACTTACAGAACCAGTATCTAGGTCACCTGTAGATAAGTCATTGTTCTCTGTAATGTCTGCTGTATCTACAACAGGGTTACCTGTCTCAATGCCTGTGCCACCAAGAGTTTCTTCCTCTTGCATGGTTGCATCTGGTACTGAAACATTGCCTGTAGCTAACTCATCAGTGTCAATTTCATGGTCTTGAGCAAAGTCTGATGTATCTAAAGTTGGGTTACCAACAGAGATAACATCTGTTTCGCCAAGAACATTGACCTCTGTAATGTCTGCTGTACCAAGTGCAGGGTTACCTGTAGCTAACTCACCAGTTGCAAAAGTTTCGTCCTCTGACATAGAAATATCAGGTACACTTACAGAACCAGTGTCAATATCAGCAGTAGATAATGTCTGGCCTTGATTAAAGTCTGATGTATCTAATGTTGGGTTGCCAGTAAGAAGTTCACCTTGTGTAGCAAGAGTTTCTTCCTCAGACATTGTTGTAGTGCTGACAGCAACTGCCCCAGCATCTAAGGCACCAGCCGAAAGTTCATACTCTTCCGTCCCCATGTCTGCAAATGGGGCCGATGAAAATGGGCTAGTGCCAAACATTTGTTACTCCTAGTTTACATCACCCTCATGTCTTGAGGTCCACATTGTAAGGCTGTACTTTGTACCACTTTTTAGTTCATCAACATAGTGACCATGAGTTACATCCGATGGAAATAGGATACAGTGACCTACAGGTACGTCAATGTTAGTAAACTCTTGTCGTGGGAAAATGAGTGTAGCACCTTCGTAGTTGTTATTTAACTTGACCGACCCAGTAACCAACGAAGCATCCGTATGCCACCCCAAATCTTTCTGCGTATCCATAGAGTACCGCATGGTAAAGGCATCACGTAAACCAATGTGCTGATATGGCTTCCAATGCTCCATAGCAATCTTGCCAAGTTTCTCTTTCCAAAGGTTTTCATACTCTTGCCACAAACCAAGGTTCTTTACACGTATCTCTTGTGCTGGAAACTTATCACCATCCATCTGACCCCAGTTTCCATAGCTTTCAGATTTATTAATAAGGTAGTCACATTGACGTTCTGTAAGAAAGGGTGTAACTAGAACCTCTGGGGCAACCTCTTCGTAATCCAGTGTCATTAAGTAGGGTACAGGTTGTGGCTCTTTGTAGCCCAACTGACCAGCTAACTTAACGAACTTATCCTTAGCCAACTGACCACCGTTACCATGATAAATGCAGGGGCAACAAATTGCACCAAACATTTGACGATCCTGAACCGTTACAGAATTATCGTGGTTCTGAAAGATGTAAGCCTCATGGTCCAAGGCAATCTTGTAAGGAAAGTTTATACGATCCCATTTCCAATGGATAGGTGAATCTTCTGGTGGTGGTGTACGTGCTAAGTACCTTACTTGACAATAGCGTTGATCATCCCCTGTGTCATTTACAACTGGTTCTGTAAACAAGTGATACAAAGCATCGGCACGACCAATGTAACAGCCACTGTTAAGGTACTTGTAATACTCGTTAGGATGTTGACGGTCAAACTGTTTCTGTAGGAACTCTTCTGGGGGCCAGAAGTTGTCCTCTGCACCAAAGAGTACATCTACATCAAAACCTTTGAATCTTTCTAGTATCTCTAATGGTGAATTAACAAAGAATGTGTCGTAGCCATCCATAAACAAAACAATGTCTGATGTAGGTAGTTCCTTCAAGAACTCTATCATCATGTCAATCTTTGGCATACCTGCATGACCTTCCATTGGATCATACCAGTCAGAGCCTTTGCCGATGTTATGTATTGTAACACCGTAGCGTTTAGCTGATTGCTCTAATGCCCACATCTTACTTTCGTCTGTAGCGACAGTTACAATGTGCATGTTAGTATATTCTTCGGGTAGCATATCTGTTTCCTCAATCGTGCTAGGTCGGGTTTCACGTGGAATCTGCTTAACAACCTCTTCGGGATAGAAGTAGTTACGCTTGTCTTTTAGTTTTAAGGGTACCCATTCATCGACAGGTATTATGCTCTGGCTAAATCCATCTATAAGTAATAAGGCAGTATCAGGAGTAATAGCATAAGCATGACAATTATACCAGTAACCAAGACTATTAAGTCTATACCCAAGCCACACACTGTCGTGATCCTCCAACTTATGGTCTACATGGTGAGGGTTAATCTCAGTAAATACTGCATCCTCTTCTAGGATGATACCATTTAAACCACTGTCTGCAATCTTCTGCCAAACCCTCATGTGGCTCACAGAGCAACCAAACTCACCTTTTAGTAGGGTACGGTTAAGTAAAGGGTCTTTCCAGCCTGTAAGAGGCTTACAGCCAGTCTCAGAGTATATCTGGTCCCAAGACTTATCTCTAGCATCGTAGGCATCACCGTGAAGGGATACCTGATATACTAACGCCATGTTGGTCCCTCGAACCAAGCAACCAGTGTCTTACGTACACCAGAGGTGACAGGAGCAACACGATGCTGTAGGTACGATGGAAATATGAGAATAGTCCCTTTGTCACGACTCTCTGGGTTTGGTTGTTCGACTTCTGCAAACTCAAAGTGACCACCTTCGTAGTCCTCTGGGGCTGACAGTTGAACTGTTACCGATAACTTACGATCTCTACCGTTGTTATTGTTCCAGTCAACATCATGATGCCAGTCGTACTTAGCTTCCTGTGAACCGTGGTACTCTGTGTACTGTAAGTCAGCCATAGCCTCTACATCAACATCTATTGTGTTGGCAGCAGCTTTTACGTAAGGCCATAAGATTTCCATGATCTCTTCGTTGCCAGAGAGCCAAGCAATCTTGCTGCGTCTATACTGTTCGTTCATACCACCAAAGGTAGTAGCGTCCTGTACAGTCTCACGTTCTGCGATCTCTAGTATCTTAGAGGTGTCTATGGCCTTATGCCAGTATAACCAATTTTGTCGGGTCATTGGTTTTCCTTTATAATTCGTTAGGGTCAATACTTACCCAAGATTGACTTTCTTCATCCCAATCATACATAACATTCCCACCATTAAGTACAGCGTCTGCTGGACGAGCAACAGGGGCTTCCCATGTCCAAGTATTGGTGTTAAGAACCCAGCTATCAAAGGGTTTTGGTGCGTAAAACACATCATTTTCACTATCGTATGTATATCCAACACTTGCAAAGTTACCTCTCAGTGGCGTACCACCGTTCAAATGAACGCCGCCAAGTGTGTTATAACTTGTTTGGATATATTTTGTGGCTTCGACCCCATCAGTTAGTTGGTCAATGAAATCCTGTTCTGCAACAATAACATCGACAACCATTCCATGAATAACTTTTGCGAAGTGTGCCATTAGACTGCATACCTTATAATTACAATGCCTGAACCGCCATTCCTTCCAGTGCTAACCCTTGAGCCACCACCACCGCCGCCAGTGTTAGCTGTAGCCGCATTACCGTTACCTGCGCTGCCGCCCCCTGCGCCACCTGCGCCATCAGACCCAGTGTATCGTGAACCACCGCCACCACCAGCATAAGTCCCTTGACCTTCCCAAGCCAAACCGTCACCACCTTTACCGCCACTAGACGATGAACCACCCGAACCAGCTTGGCTTTTACCACCGCCACCGCCGCCGCCATAGCTGCCCCCTGGGCCGCCTTGATTACCTTGACCAGATGTACCAGAGCCAACCTGACTAAAATAACCTGATGAACCACCACCAGAACCGCCACTACATGCATATGCGCCTGTGTAACTACCGCCACCGCCACCGCCGTTGCAAGTCACGCCGAAAGCAGAACTGTTTCCACCAGAACCGCCACAAGAATAGAAACTTCCTGAGCCAGCACCGCCACCACCGACTGTCACTGAATAGTTAGTTGCTGTAACTGTAGTTGACCCTGTAATCATACCCCCAGCACCACCGCCGCCAGAATAGTAGTAACATCCACCACCAGCACCGCCAGCAACTATCATGTAATCAACATCGCCGCCGTTAGAAACTGAAAATGTACCAGAGGATGTAAACTTGTGGTACTTATAACCACCTGATGTATAGATGCTATCACCACCTGTTGCAGCCACTGGAACACTGTGCATTGGTTGCCATGCGTTGCCTACATAAACATAGGCAATACCATCAGTTGTATTGTAATAACTGTCACCACTAGAAGGACTAGATGGAGCAGAAGATAACTGAGGTAACCTAAAGGTACTCAAGCCATTCATGTTTCTTGAGTTATCAATAATAGTTGTTCCGCTAACTTGAATAGCCATACTTAAACATTCCCTATTTCTAACCAGCCAGATGCTGTATATACATAAGCCTTATTAGAACTTGTGTTTACATATATTTGACCAACACCTTGTGCAGTAGGGTTACTAGTGGCTGTCTGAAACCTTATGTTATTTAAGTTTTCTACTCTTCTTGCGTCACTAATTACTGTTGAACCAGATACTTGAATAGCCATCTTCGTATCTCCTACTATTAGCTATCTATTTGTTTCTTTAGTTCCTTGATGCTTTCAACAAGGTAACCGATCAAACCTATGTAGTTTACTGACTTGAGTCCATCTTCATCCTCTGATACTAGATCAGGGAAAATAGGTTCTACCTGTTGAGCAATAAAACCAGTCGCAGGTGTTCCTGTGTCCTTCCATTCAAACGACACGCCCTCTAGCTTACAGATGTCGTCTAGTGAGTTCTCTAGTGGTTTGATATTGGTCTTTAGTGACTTATCAGAGGTACTGTTAATGTCACCCGAAACAAGTACGTGTGGGGAACTGCTTTTTACCTCTAGACGTTCTGATCCAGCTACAACAACACGCCATTGATCGTTAGTATGGAACTGTGTGTAAGTGTTAGTGTCACCTGTGTGGTAAATGGCATTTGCAAGGTATATGTCTGTAACATTGTTTGGACCTGCTGGACCTGTTGGGCCTGTAGGACCTGTAGGACCTGTTGGTCCAGTACCACCACTCGACCCAACCTCACCCTTCTGGCCCTTCTGTCCTGTAGGACCTGTAGAACCAGTCGGGCCTGTAGGACCTGTAGAACCAGTTTGACCTTTTTGTCCCTTCTGACCAGTAGGGCCTGTTGGACCTGTAGCACCTTGAGGTCCTGTTGGACCAGTAGCACCAGTAGGGCCAGTAGCACCTTGAGGACCTGTAGGACCAGTAGCACCTACTTCACCCTTCTGACCTTTAGCACCAGTAGGTCCAGTAGCACCAGTAGGACCAGTAGAACCTGTAGCACCAGTCTGTCCTTTTTGTCCCTTTTGACCTTGAGGTCCTGTTGAACCAGTAGCACCAGTAGGGCCAGTAGCACCTGTAGGACCAGTAGAACCTGTAGCACCTACTTCACCCTTTTGACCCTTCTGACCAGTAGGACCTGTTGAACCAGTAGGACCAGTAGGACCAGTGGGTCCGACAGAACCAGTAGGACCTGTAGAACCTGTGTTACCTACTTCGCCTTTTTGACCTTTAGCACCTGTGGGTCCTGTAGGACCTGTAGCACCTTGAGGGCCAGTAGGTCCTGTAAGACCTGTTGGGCCAGTAGTACCTTGAGGACCAGTAGCACCTACTTCACCTTTTTGACCTTTGGCACCAGTAGGGCCAGTAGGACCAGTTGGTCCAGTAGAGCCAGTAGCACCAACTTCACCTTTTTGACCTTTGGCACCTGTAGGTCCAGTAGGGCCTGTATCACCAGTCAAACCAGTGGGGCCTGTAGCACCTGTAGGACCAGTAGCACCTAACTCACCCTTTTGACCTTTAGTTCCTTGTGGACCTGTAGGACCAGTCGGACCAGTAGCACCTTGAGGTCCAGTAGGTCCTGTTGGACCAGTAGGACCAGTGGGACCGACTAAAGCAGAGTTAGTAACTGTAGCTTTCTTCCACGCACCAGCAGAGGTGTCATAGATAGGCAGAATGTCATCACTTGCTGTAGAAGTAATTGTACCTAAGCCTGTAAGTGCAGAACCTAAGTTGTCAGCAGTAACGTCAGCACCAGTCTCAATGCCATCTAGCTTAGTTCCATCACTTGCGACATTACGACCATCAACTGTGCCGATGTTGCTTGTGACGTTTAAACTGTCGTCAATTACAACTGTACCGTTAATTTTTACTGCCATCTTCGTGTTCTCACTATTAGCGTGTTTTTATTATCTTTAGAAGGTTGCGTCAGTCTCTACGTCATTGGCTACTCTCATAGTGCCAGAAGTGTCCATGCTGAACTTAGTTGCGCCTTGGTATTGGAAGATCAAGTTTCCACCTGACTCTGTGATAGTCCAGTCACCCAAGTCTATTGTACTTACATCAAGGGTGTTTGTTATCGACAAACCTGTGGCTGTTGTCTCTGCCTTTTTCGAGTTGTCGTGAAATAACTCTACAGAACCATTACCATTGATAGTAACACCTTCTTCACCATTGACACCTCGTAAGTATAAATCAGTGCCGCCTGTGATGTAAGTAGAACTACCTGTAAGTCCGTATATGTGGTTTATGTTACCGCCAGCATGATAGATTTCTAAATCATTAGAATCCCCAAACTGTGCCTTTTGGTTGTCAGCAGCATCTAAAGTATTTGCTGTATCGGCTGTACCTGTTAGGGTACCTGTAACATCCCCAGTTACGTCACCAGAAAGGTTACCCTCAAATGTACCTGCCTTTAGCGTACCATATGTAGCGGAAGCATGGCCTACGTTAATAGTACCTTCTGGCTCTGGGTCGTACTCAGATAGAAGTGTCCACTTGGCTGTAGAAGCATCCCAGAAGAAACCTGCGTGAGTGTAACCTACACCAGAACCGCCAGTATTGTAGTTAGTGAAAAGTCCTGTATCCACATTGGCTGGACTTGCTGTACCCGACCAAACATCATTTAAAGTATGGTGGTTAGAATCAGCAAAGTTGATAGATATACCGTTATCTAAGGTGTTGTCACCTACAACAATGGTCACACCAGTTGCTTCTGTGGTAGCAAAGTTATCCTTAGACCAAGAGAATGTGTCTGGGTCTGATTGATCACCGTCAATCTTTACATAGTAAGTTGTAGTTGTGGTACCGTTATAGTGTCCAGTGAAGTAAGCATCGTCATTACCAGTACCTGTAAAGGTAGTCCCAGATTCTCCAATAGTGTCACCAGCATTTAGGTACTGGAAAGATGCACCAAGACTTACGTTATTAGATGACGCACTCGTCTGTGTACCTTGTACTGTTAAGTCACCACCAACGATCAAGTCACCACCAACGTGAGCATCAGTTCTAACTCTAAATGAGTTTACTGAGTGGTTCTGTTGGTTGATAAGAATAATACCATCAGTTGGGTGAGACTTTACTACCCAACCAAGACACATAGGAAAGTTAGGGTATGTAGGACTTTCATTACGTAGCGCACCATCAGACAGGCCAGCAAATACGTTTTGACCTGCTGTCAGACCTGATGTATCAATACCGTCTACAAGACCAGATACAATAACGTACCCATAAGAATCATTAGCAATGTCGTGTGATGTAAGACCTTGTACGTTGTACTTAGTCTCGCTTGTAGCGTTAGCTAACCCAATAGTGGGATGATCATTAGCATTACCTGACCAATATACAGGCTTACCTTTGGCAATAGTTGAACCAGAGTTATTGTAAACTCTTACGTGTTCCTCAATACCAATCTCATGCTCTACGCCATCAATGTCGCCTTGATACGACAAAGTTTTGTGTGTACTGTCGTAATAGACTTGACCTTCTGCATGTGTAGGGTGACCTATAGGTTCAAATGTTACTGTGTTAGTAAACGTAGGAGAACCTACGAAATCACCACTGGCATCGTTGTAAACTGCCTTAGATGAAGGTTGAGTGACAAAGATAAACTTTTCACCTGCCGACCAATCAACAGCACTATCACTATTAGATGATGCAAGGATGGTAGTACGTGATAGGGTTGTACCCGATGCTGTATACGTACCTATACCAACTTCCCACTCTGTGTCGTCAGTACAAGCATAATAAGTTGTATTACCATCCCCGACTGCTGAAAAGGCTTGGTACCCTTGTTCGGCACCTGCCAATGTGTAAGTCCCAGTACCAGTAGTTGTAGTGGTTTCTTTTACACGATCTTTAATTACAAGTGCCATAGTTCAACCTTATGATGGGTCAGGGATACCAATATCGAATGTTGCTAGTGTAAATGTGTTGCCATTAGTAACAGACTGTGATGCTGTCAGGGCAGCAGTAGCCAACAAACGAGAGTTTACTGTGTCAACAATAGCGTAGTGCGTAACTGTACCAGTACCAGTGATAGAACCATCTGTGATAGCTGCCACCGCAACCTTACGACCACCACCAGTACGATCAGCAGGTGCGCCGATAGAAAGTGATGTAGAGTTACCTAGTGTGTATGTTGATGTTGCTTCTGTGTAATCTGCAGCTTCTTGCGAAGTTACATGAATTGCATTTGCTTCTGTGTCTAGGATTGTTAATCCGTTGTCGAACACACGGTCATTTAAGAACGCCATTATTCTTCTTCCTGTTCTGTTTGTTCTTGTTTAACCCCAACGTCAGGGTCATAATTGAGTTCAGCAATATCCATAAGGTTTTGTATAACTTCTGGATGATCTGCCACGTTAATGTCTGCGCCGTTGAGGTTACGCAGGAATCCAGCAATCTCACGAAGATCATGCGGAGCGACATCACCAGCTTTAATAACTGGCATGAGGTCATAGTTCAGACCGTTTAGTTCCCATAAGCGTTCGATCAACTGTTTATTGAGTACGTCCACAATAGCTTGAATGTAGGACTCCAAGGCTCGAAGGAACAGGTCTGT